GGGTCGCCAAGCGAAAATCGAAGGGTCCCTCTAACCTACAAAAGTATCCAGACGACCGATAAATATTATTGAAAATGGTTTTTTGAAAAACCTCGGAAATAAAAAAATTCCCCCAGAAAAAATCATGGAAAAACCCGATTTCAAAGACTTTACAGGTATCTTAGAAAACTTTGATGCATTTTGTGATGAGTTTGAAAGTCGCGCCGCGAACGCATTCCTAAGAGGAGATCAGAATGATGGAAGAGTTACAGAAGCAGCAGCAAACATTGGAGACAGCACTCCTGAAGTTGTCAGAGAGGTTGCAGAGCCTGGACCAGCGGATATCAGCCCTGGAGAGACCACAATTGATGTACAGGCGACCTCACAGTAACAAGCACGAGACGCTAAGTGATACTTTAGATTATCTACATAATAACGTAGAAGGAATTAAGAAAGATTTAGTAAACGTTGCAAGAGCTGTGTAATGCCTAATGTAGTCGGACCAGATTGTGTAGATTCGCCCAGTACGGATGGAAACTGTTTGTATCCTGCAAAAGCACTTGGAGGAGAAACTACTACAAGTGATAACGTATACTTTGAAGAAGAGAAGGTAGAATACTACCAATCTACGAATTTCCCAGAGGCAGTGGATGGGGTGAAGGTAAACCCATTGATACCTGCACCATGCCAACCAGGGCAACGAAGGATTAATCCAGTGATTAACAACAGTGTGTTTATCAATGGAAATCTCTTCGCAGTAACTGGTGACGAGGCAAGTCTAGTGGGAGTGACTACACCGAGGACCTTGACAGGTCCTTACAAGTATCCTACAATAATCATTGGTTAACCTCCTATAATTTTATGGCACGAAGCAAAGTTGGTCTCTCAGGTCAGAAGGTGATTGAGAGCACTCCCAAGAACACTCGACAGGGTATGGGGAAGAATACAAAGTATGCTGCTACATCGCGTAACAAGGCGCGTAAGAAGTATCGTGGTCAGGGTCGCTAAACACCGAAAGCGCCGAGCGTATCTCCGAAACTAAATAACTAAGAGATAGCAACCTCTCTAAAAGTTCTGGAAACAGACTTAAGAGAGGTTTTTTCATGGGCAATCATCATAAAGTAGACAAGTCACAAGATTTTATTGATGAAGGCATGACACTCATCACCGAGACAGACAGTGATCGCCTTCTAGATGCCGCTGCAAGGCGTCGTAAGTCCAAGATGAAGGAAGAACTATACCCACTACCTGAAGACCGCCTAGAACGCCCTTGTGGAGGAGCGGGCGGATTTGATGATTTTGTTGAGCGTTGGCACGAGTGAATAAATAGATTCAGCCTATTGCTGTGTCTAAATGCCGACCTTTCAGACATTCAAAGATCTGAGTGTAACATTTAAGAAGCATCCTGTATCAGATGATCTTGTACAGGTAAAAGACAAGGCAGCTATCGTTCAAGCGATTACTGCCTTACTTCTTACTAGAAAGGGAGAAAGACCATTCCAACCCGAATTGGGTTGTGATGTACAAAATGCTTTATTTGAACCTCTGGATTTTGCTAGTGCTGCAATTATCAAAACAGAGATTCGTGATACATTAAATCGTTATGAACCAAGAATTGCTACTACTGGTATTCGTTGTACGCCTGATTACATGAATAATGGGTATGACGTTGAAATGACTTATACAATTGTTGGAAGAGATGACGCACCAATAACTGTAGACTTCTTCTTAGAGCGCACACGATAATGCCATATACACAAGTTGCTAACTTAGACTTTGAAGATATCAAAGCGCAGCTCAAGGACTACTTGAGATCACAGTCAGATTTTACCGACTATGACTTTGAGGGATCGGCATTATCCACTCTCATCGACACACTTGCCTATAACACCTACTATACGGCGTTTAACACCAATATGGTAGTCAATGAACTATTCATTGATTCAGCGACCTTGAGGGACAATGTAGTAGCGATTGCGAAGCAATTAGGATACAGACCCAAGAGTGCTACGTCCCCAACTGCTTATATTTCTTTTACAGCAACATATCAGAACGCTACAACTGATACTGAGTTGCTTTTAAAGAAAGGAACAGGTTTTATTGCTTCATATGATAATATCATTTATCAGTATGTTGTTGTGGATGATGCCAAAGCACAAGTATCAAATGGCGTTGCAACATTTACAGATGTTCCACTTAGAGAAGGAACACTATTAACAAACACATTTACTGTCAATACGGCACTCAAGTCACAAAGGTTTATTCTTGACAACTCCAACATTGACACAAATACCATTAGGGTGAAAGTATTTCCCACTGGAGGAAGCTTTAGTGAGATCTATCAAGTTGCTGATAATATCATTGGTATTGATGGAACATCCAAAGTTTTCTTTTTAGATGAGATTGAAGATGAGAGATATGAGATTTTACTTGGAGATGGAGTTCTAGGAAAGAAAATTGAAAATGGTTCTCGTGTTGAAGTTTCTTATATCACGACTGCAGGACCAGAAAGCAATGGTGTAAAGACATTCGTATTCTCAGGTGTCCTTGAAAACCCAAATGGTGTGACACCAAACGTTTCTGTTTCCATCACTTCCACTACTGCTGCAGCAGGTGGAGAGGAAATTGAGACCACTCAGAAGATCAAGTATACCGCTCCTAAGGCATATGGCACACAGGACCGCGCTGTAACCGCCCAGGACTACGAAGCAATCGTTCGTAGGGTATATCCTGCCACCAGCGACATTATCATCTTTGGAGGCGAAGATCAGGACCCACCACAGTATGGTAAAGTATTCATTTCACTAAAACCAAAAGATGCAAATTATTTGACATCTTTAAGCAAGAATGAAATTGTTACAGAACTTGAGAAGTATACTGTAGCATCGGTTGAACCAGTTCTTATTGATCCATCAATTCTATTTGTAGAATTGACAAGTAAAATTTATTATGATCGCTCTAAGACTGATGAAACCCCTGCTCAAATTAGAGATAAGGTCATTACATCTCTTCAGTCTTATCTTGATACTAGTGATACTGAGAAGTTCAATGGTAAGTTTAGATACAGTAAAGCAGTTGGTGTAATTGATGATGCCGATAAGGTAATCAATTCGAATTTAACTTCTGTAACAATGAGGAAGGATTTCTATCCACAACTTAACTCAACTTTCTATTATGAGATTTGTTTCCAGAACGCTTTTGACAAGGATTGTGATGATCCTATTCTTTCTACAACTGGATTTAGAGTAACTGAGTATCCCAATTTTGATGTCTATCTTGAAGATAGGGATGGCAAAATTGTCCTATATAGACTAGATAGCGTAACTGGTGAAAAAGTTGTCCTCGACAGCGAAGTTGGCGATATTGATTATGCAAAAGGTGAACTGAGAATGTATGCCCTGACTATTATCAAGGGCAGTTTCTTTGACAATCGTATTTCGGTAAGAGTAAAACCACTTTCTAATGATATCAAGGCACTCCGTGAGGTTTATCTTGATGTTGACGTTGCTAATTCCTCGTTCACTGCATACAAAGAGTAAGTAAATGCCTGCTGTAAAGACTAAGAGAATTTCCACTCTGATCGAAACGCAGCTTCCTCAATTCATTAGTACAGAGTATGAACTCTTCAGTAAGTTCATGCAAAAGTATTATGAAGCGCAGGAAGTGCAAGGTGGCACATTGGATGTTATTAATAACCTCCAAAAATATGCAGACATCGACTTCTATGAAAAGAACATCTTAAAGCAGAATGATGTTCTTGCTTCTACTATTACAGATAGTGACACTACAATTGTCTTACAAGATGCACAATCATTCCCAAAGAAGAATGGTTATGTAAGAATTGATGACGAGATCATTTTTTACGCCACAAGAACAGACACCGAACTAAGAGAGTGTTCCAGAGGTGTTAGTGGCAATTCATCTCTTGGAGATCTATACGAAAGTAGCACATTTACTAGCACAGAAGCAGCACCACACAATTCTGGACAGAAAGTATACAACGTAAGTAATCTCTTCTTATATGCTTTTGTAAAGAACTTTGAGAAGCAATATCTAGGTTCTTTCCCAGAAAAATATCTAAGAGGAGAAGTTGATAAGAGAACTCTTATCAAAAATATTCAAAAATTTTATAAGTCAAAGGGAACAACTAGTTCCATTAAATTTATCTTCAATTCTATCGTTGCAGAAGATGTAAACGATAAACCAGAAGTATACAAACCAAAAGATTTTACATACAAATCTTCCAATGCAGATTGGATAAACGTCTATGCATTAAAGTGTAAGGTTGTTTCTGGTAATGTAAATTCTTTAGTAGGAAAGCAAATTGTTCAGGAAGCAACTAATGAGTATGGATTTGCTTCTGCAATTGTAGACAATCTTTCTGCTGAAGGAACAAGAGATGGTGAAAGTATCGTTAATATTGTTGTTGCTCCCGAAACAGTCAATGGCGAATTTGCAGTTTCTACCAAAACTTCATTAACAAAATCACTTTCTGGTGTAGCAACCGCTGGAAATCGTATTGATGTATTTTCTACTCTAGGATGGGATAAAACTGGTTCTGTCTTAATTGGCAATGAAACGATTACATTCGAAGAAAAGACTGCTACCCAATTCATTATTAAAAGCAGACAAGCATCTGGGGCAGTTGTTCATCCTGCAGATACTTCTGTATATAAACCAGTAACACTTACTGGATCTGGAGTTACACTACTAATTCTTGGAGTTGTATACAACGTTGCTCCAACTGATGCTCAACCACATGCAAGTGTTGGTGATAAAATTCAAGTTTCAGAACCTGGATTTTTATCTGTAGATCCAAAGATTGTAAAAACTGGAACCAATCAAACACGTTGGATTTTAGGTTCTGGAGCGTCTCCAGTTGTTCCAACTTTGCCATCGGTTCAATCTTCTCTGTTAGAAGTTCCAACAGATGTTACTACTATTCACGAAGATGATCAGTATTATTATATCACATCATCCAGTTTTCCATCTCATAAAATTTTAGATGGTTCTACTGTTAGTCAAAAAGTTTTAGATCAAAAGATCCTAAGACTAATTAGAAAAAGAGCAACGGCAACTACTGAAAGATATCAGACACCTAAAGCAGATACTGGTATTCTTTTGAACGGTGTAAGAACTTACAGTTACAGAGATACTGAAAGCGTACGCTTTGGTAGACTAGAAGAAATTAAGATTGATTTGCAAGGAAGAGGTTATGCAAAACCTCCATTTGTTCTGATTGATGAAGTTCCAAACAAAGCTAGAGCAGTTCTTGCTGGTCAGGTTGTTGAAAGTATTATTGTTGATACTGAGGACGTTTTTCCAAAAACACCAACTGTTACCATTACTTCTGGTAGAAGAGCAGAAGTTCGTGCCGTTGTTACTGGTGGTAAAGTAACAAGTTTGATCATTGATAATCCTGGTGAATATTACTCATCTCCTCCAATAGTAAGAATTAGAGACAATGCTGGTAGAGGAAGATTTGCTAGTTACAATGCAATTGTTGACGGAGACGGAAAACTAGTTGACTTTGAAAAAATTGATGAAGGAAACTTCTATAACCAAAATACGGTAATTGTTGATATTATTGCAGTTGGTGAAGGTGCTGTAGGAATTCCACTTCTAAAAGAATGGAACTTTAACAGATACGAAAAACTCAAATCGACACTTGACACAGAAAATGGTTATATTTTCCAAAACTATGATTCGACTTTAGAGTATGGATATGGATATCTTGCAAACCCAAAAGCGTTGCGTGTTGCGTTAAACGACAACTTAAATAACGCTGGGACAGAACCATCTACAATTGTTCACTCGCCAATCATTGGATTTGCATATGATGGTAATCCGATTTATGGACCATTTGGACACCAGGACCCACTAAATCCACAGTCATCTATTGTTAGAATGACTTCTGGTTATTCTCTCAAGAATTCTCGCTCAGGTGGTCCTTCAGTAAATCAGTATACCTTGGGATCATTCATTGATGACTATCAATATGTTCATCGTAGTGGTTCTCTAGATGAAAATAACGGAAGATTTTGTGTCACTCCAGAATTTCCAAATGGAACTTATGCATATTTTGTTACTATTGACAGCAGTCAAGTACCACAGTTTCCATATATTTTAGGTGCTAACTTCTATTCTCTACCAGTTGATAGTAACTACAATTCAGACATTAATCAGAATGACATTCCAAAGAATGCCAAGAGATATAATGTTGCTGGTATGCCAAGAAATGGCGAGGGTCTGATTGCATCCATCTCCGATGTTTCTTCAGGAACAATTGATAACATTGATATTGTAAGATCATCCAGTAATTTCTCAGTCAACTCTAAAGTTTATTTTAATAACCAGGGAACTGAAGGATCTGAAGTAGAAGCAAATGTTTCTTCTGTTAAAGGCAAAGGTGTATCTTATCTACAAAGTAAAGAAAGTAAAGTAGTAAAATTAACTACTGTTCAGACTGCATTTTTGTTTGCTGATGACACATTAAGACAACCATCTTCAAATGCATCTGGAACTATTGTTGGAACAGTTTCCAGTGATAATGTAATTGTTCTGAAAAATGTTGTAGGAACATTTGACAATACAGGAACTTTCTCTGCCGACATTAAAACCTTCTCTATATTAGTAGATCAAAATAGTTCTTACACAGAAGGTGCAATCTTAAGTCTAACCAATGGTGTCGATGCTCCTATCGCAACAGGTGAAGTATTAGAAGGAACAAATCGCCAAAACGTAGTTAAAATTAAAGTTCTAACTGGAACATGGATTGTAGATGAAGATTATTTCATTCAATCTAGTAATCTATTCAATACAATTGGTTCAAGAATTGTAACTCTAACCTCATTGAGTGATGGTCTTGAACCATTTGAAGTTAATCAGAGTGTTGCTCTGATCGAAACTGATGCAAATCATGGTCTTGGTATTGGTGATAGTGTCAATATCGATATTAATCCCGATGACACAACTAAGACTAAAACATATTATCTAAGAAAAAGAATTTACCAAGAGGTAAATCTAATTCCACCAAGTAATACATCAACTATTAGTTTTACTGGTATTGGTAGATTTGAAATTCTAAATGGTGGTGCTGATTACACTCCTGGAACTTACACTGATGTAAAACTTACTGGTGGTTCAGGAAAAGATGCTACTGCATCATTTACAGTTTCTTCTGCTGGTATTGTTTCCAATTTCCAATTGCAAAATGCTGGAAGTGGATATGCTAGGGGAGATTATATTTCTGTAGCAGATGAAAGTCTCGTTAGATCTAGTGCTTCACTGTCAACTGCAAGATTTACGCTTTATGTTGGACATGTTGGAGTTCCCGCAGGATCCACAAAAGTTTCACTAAAATCTTCTATTGGGTTTGCTGTTGGTGACTTGATCACTATTGGAGAAGAAATCTGCAAAATTAACAGTATTACTGATAATGATTTGTTTGTATCTAGAGGACAAGAGAATACGGCAGATGTAGATCACTTTGATGGTCAAGAAGTTTCTTTATACAAACCAACATATAATTTTGATGAAAACTTCCAAATTTTCAGTGGATCCAATTCTGGATACATTCAAAGTTATGATAGAGATACTCAAAAGATCGTAGTAGTATATGATTATGCAACAGAACTATCAACAGCAAATCTGGTAACGTTAAGTTCCAGTTTCTTTGAAAGTAGCAGTCCTAGCAGACTAGTCTCAGTTAAATCTGCTGGAGACTTGGTGTACAAATTTGAATTTTCTGAGGATAACACATCATTCACACCAAATCCAAATATTAATATTCAAGAGTTCTATAAGTATAAGTTTGATACGTCTCACTCATCTCTTACTGGGACTTATTTTGATCTTTCTCCAAGTAGAAATTATAATATAGAAACACTAGAAAAAACATCTTCAACAATCCTTCCTGGAAATGCAGGTTCTTTCACTGATGTAAAATTTGGTTTTGGAGCAAGACTTTCTGGTAACACCTACCAGACTAAAGTTGGAACAAACTTTTCTAATTTCTACTACTTTGATAGAAAAGGCATTGTCAATTCCGAAGGATCTTATTTAAAGATCGTTCAAGATCCTCTACAAGGCGTAAGAACTGTAAACTATGTTACACCCAACCGTTTTGTTTATGATATTAGCAGCGAGCCTCTTTGGGATGGTTCTGGATCCATTTCTTATACTACTACTGGTCAGTTCGCTGTCGGTGAGATTGATAAAGTCAGCATCATCAACCTCGGATTAAATTATAAGAAAGTTCCTGTAATTACAGGTGTTGATCCAACTCAAGATTATAGAGCTTCTGCTACTGTATTATTTGATTCTGCATCTCAAGCAATTACTGGTGTTAGAATTGACAACAAAGGATCTAATTATGTAAATCCAAAAGTTGTTATCACAGAAGGTGATGGGGTTGATGCAATATTCAATATTGTTGTTAGAAATGGTGAAATCTTCTCTATCACTGTAGACAAACCTGGACGTGGATATACTGCTGCACCAAAAATTCAAATCATTGAAAGCGATGTAGAGGCATTTGCAAATAGCTCTACTATTGGTGTACCACAAAGTGTAACGTTTGTACAGAATGGTGGTGCATTCCACTTAGACAAAACTGTATCTTCTACATTCTCTTCTAATTACACTGCAGTATTAAAGAACTATACAGGAAACTTCAGAAAGGGCGAAACTGTTGTTCAGAAAATTTCTGGACAAGAGGTATTCAGAGCAAAGGTATCTGAATGGAGATTTGGATCTAGACTACTCAAACTAGAGAATACACAAGGTATTCTCCGTGAAAATGTTGTTATTGAATCTGTTCTTGCTCCTGTATCTGGTACAGTTCATAGAGTATTTGTCAGTACCTTTAATGAAGAAATTTCTAGTTTTTATGATAATCTAGGATATTACAAATCTGACAGAGGTCGTCTTGGAGTTTCTAACCAGAAACTAATTGATAGTGACTTCTACCAAGATTATTCTTATGTTGTCAAATCTAAGACACCTATTGATCAGTGGCGTGAACTAATTAAGTCTACTACACACCCAGCTGGATTTAAGTTATTTGGTCAAGTTGATGTAGAAGCTACTGCTAGCAGTGAAATGCCAGCAGAACTACCAAAGGCATCTCACTTCAGTGTAATCCAACTCTGGGATCCTGAAAAGAATAAGATTACAGTAGAGAATACAACCAGAGTTGTAACACAAACTGTACAAAAAGTAGAGAACCAAAGAATTCGTAAAGGTGTTGGTTCTGCTGCAACTAGTGAGTTCTTGTTTAATGAAGTTCGTGCATTTGAGTTTACTCTTGCTGCACCTTTTGATGGTTACTATGATACTGATGGAAGATTGCAAGGAACAACTTCATTCCAGATTCTAAACGATCTAGGTGTTCCTTTCTCACCTGCAACAGAAAAAGGTCTTATTGTAACATTAGATGGTGTTCTTCAAGAACCTGGAGTTTCTTATACAATTTCTGGTGATCAAATTGTTTTCTCTGCTCCTCCTCTTGGACCAAACACAAAATTAACTGGTGATGGCGGAGAGACTACACCATACAAGGGCGTAACTTTCTATGGAAAAGTATTCCAGTTTAAGGATAATCAATACAATACAAAACACTTAAGAAAAGTAAGAAATATTTTCCAACGTGGTGGTACATGGATTGATGCTGCAAATCAAATTGAAAGAAATGCCGAGTTTATTGTTAACGAATCTATTGGATATGGCAAAGCTACACATCCATCTTTAGATTGGAGCACAAAGCAAGATGACTACGAAAACAATCTAAGATTTATCTTAGATGCATATCAGCATGATATTAGATTTGGTGGTAATGTTAAGACTATTGATTACGCTGGCATTTTCAATACAAGTAGCGATTATCTCTACATTCAAAATTATAAGACAGAATCTAATGATATTTTCTCGTATGCGACTAGACTAGCAAAACTAGCAATTCGCAATTGGGATTATACTGACGTTGGTGTTTCTTACGTTCAAGGATCTCGTGAAATGACATTGACATCAACTGCAAATGTTGCAGTTGGTATGTTTGTAAGTTCTGGCAGATCTTATCCCACTGGAACAAAAATTGTTTCTATTGATAGCGATACACAAGTAACCCTCAACAATTCTGCATTAGCAAACTCTGGTGGAAGTGGTGGTGTACCATCTGGTGTAACTGATTTATCTGGAACAGGAACCGATGGTACGATTGCTACCAGCACTGGTGCAGTTGCACCTGGAAATACTTTTAACGTTCCACCTGGAGTAACAGTATCCGTTGCAACATCATTCTCTGGTAATGATCAAGCTACATTCTCTTGGAGTGGTATTAATAATGGCACATTCTATGATGCTGCTAATCTTATCGCAGCAAACCGTGCTGATATTATCTCACAATCTCTAACATGGGCTCAAACACAATATCCTGGATTGAACTGGGGTTCTCTTGCTACTAAGTGTGGTAGAGACATTGGTTTAATTATTGATGCTTATGTTTACCACCTCAAGTTTGGTGGTAATGAAAAAATTGTTACTGCAGCACAACTTTACTATCAAAAGAATGATTATCCATATGGAGAACAACTATACTATATTTCTGGACAGTTAACAGAAACTGTTGCGACTTTTGCATATGCAAGAGATTTGATGATTACAGCAATGAGAAATCAAGGTGCTGTTACAGATCCAAGCATTTTAGTTGATTCTGTTTCTCCTGTTTGTGCAGAAGTTGAGAGTGCTCTTAACACATATCATGGCATTATTGATACTATTCTAACAGAAGGAAGAGGACTTGTAGAGAAAACATCTCAGAATCCAAATAAAGCAGGTAACTGGACTCCTACTCTAACATATTCTAATTACAACATTCTAGAAGATGCATTGATTCCAGCACAGGAATGTAATACTGTTATTTCTGCTATGGATGCTCTTTATGATAATCTAAGTGATACAGTAAATGAAGAATCTGTAACTAGATCTTTACCAGACTTTATTGATGGAGAAACCAAAGAGTTTGAGCTCTACTGGGACGATAATACTGCAGTAAATACAGAAGAAGATGAAGATCTCTTCTTGACAATCAATGCTGTAATTCAAAGACCTAAATTTACAGAGGGTTATCCATTAGAAGATGCTTATGTTATTGATAGAACGGTAATTCCTAATAAGATTAAATTTGATGTTGCTCCTATTTGGGATCAAGATCTTGGAGCTAAGTCTATTGGAGAACCAACAGCAGTAGAGAAAGTTGTCGGTATTGGTGTTGGTAATTACAAGAGACTTACTATTGATTATAACCTAGTTGATGGTGTAAGAAATGGTCCATTCTTAATTCTGGATGTGGAAGATTATACTGTTCAAAACATTGAAGCAGAAGATGCTTTATATGTTTTCTTAGACGGAGTTCTGCAGAGAAAAGACTATTCTTACACAGTTTCTGGTCCAAACATTACATTTAATGTTCCTATCCAGAAAGAAATGAAGATTGACATTCGCTATCTCTATGGTAGAGATGTCGGACAAGTTCTTAACATCTATGATTACGCTCCAGATTCTTTCTTTGCACAAGGAACATTTGCATTTGACTATGGAAATCTAGACGATCTGTTGAGATTTGCATGGATGGGTGATGCAATTGGAACACCAATTCATGTTTGGCAGCAAAGAGCAAATGGAACATATAACGTTATTGGTGAAATTACAAATTCAGTCAGATCTGGAAACAGCGTATCATTTGATCTCAAATCTCATAATAGTGTAATTGAATCTGGATTAGACTTCACATTTGCTCCTAGAGGATATTATGACAGAACCTTTGTGATTGCTGATGCTGATATTTCTAACCAAACATTAACTTACAAGCAAGATGATGTTGGTAGAAAACTTCTCAGAGATGATAATGCTCTTTGGAGAGGAACTTTCTTTGGTAAGACTTTCAAAAATTCTTTTGTTTCTCTTGCCAGTGAAGATCAAATTCGCGTAGAAGGTGAAGAAGGATTCAGAAAAATCAAAAAACTTCCTAGTGAAGCTACAAGTAAAGATGGTAGAGATGGCGAACAACTTTCCGATGATATCTATGGAACTGTATCAGTAGAACCTTATACTGGTGTAACTAGAGGAGAAGGTCTATCAGTAGTTGCTACTATTGAAAATGGATCAGTAACCTCTCTTACTTGGAACCAACGTAGTTATGAACCACTTACACAACCAACAGCATATCAATATTATACACCACCAGTTCTAAAGTTTGTCCCCGAAAATGGACAAGGTGGTGGTGCTAGAGCAAATGTTCTTGTACAAAAAGGTCAAGTAATTAGTGTTGACCTAATTGATGGTGGTTCTGGTTATACAGAAGCTCCAAAGGTTATTGTTTCTAGAAGGTTTGATGTACTAGCAGACAGAGATATTGGTGTATCACTAATTAACATTGGCGTTAATCCATTCGTCCAAACTGGCGGATTAACTTCAACTTCTGTAATTAGTGAAATTGATAACTCTGGTGCTCTTGGTATTGACACTGTTTCTAGTGTTACATTTGGACCAATTCAAGAATCTACTATTAGAATTGGCAGAAAACTTGAACTAGACAGAGTTGAAATCTTTTCTGTTGGAGGAGCTTTAGATCCTCAGAGAGTTATTGGAGAAATTTCATACTCGGATAATCCACCAGCAGATCTAGTTATCCCTGGAACTCTTGATTATGAAGCAACGGTTGTTTCTGCAGAGATTCAAGATATTGTTTCTGTCAACTCTATTTCTACTGTAAGCAAAGCAATTACCAGCACTGTACAGAACATTATTCCAAATGATGCTCTGTCCAACATTAACTTCTTTGAGACTGCTGCATATCTTGATCTTGACTTTAATATTGGAGACAGTATTGCATATATCCCAGATACTACTAAGTTTGATCCACAAGGTCTTCTTTTAATTGGCGATGAAGTTGTAAGATATCATAGAAAGCTTTCTGATAGATTCCTCAACATCTTAAGGGGACGAAGAGGAACTACGGAACAAAATTGGACGGCTGGAACTTTCTTGCGTCAGATTCCAGAACTCGTCTCCGTTGCTCCTGTTGGTGTCGTTCAGGTACAATCTGAAAGCGATGTCAAGATGGTTAGTGCATCTGCATCAGCAGCTGGATTTGAAAGAACATCACAAAGACAAATCAGTGCTAATGAAGAATTAGCAATTACCAGAGAGGCAACAGAAGTTGTTATTACTCCACCACCAGGCGGTGTTGTTGATGGTTATCAAGAAGAATTGTTCTTAACCGATCCAATTTCAATTAGAGCTGGAAATACAACTGGTGGTCATGACGGCGAAGTTGATCTCATTGAGATTAATGGCGGATATCATGTTGCTAAGAGGAATGCAACCGAAGTTCTTATTGTCAACTCGGTCTTTGGAAGAACTACTGAATACATTGGAAATTATACTAAAACAAATGTAGGACACACTATCGGACACTTTGAAGGCATTTTTGATGATGGTGTATGTGGAGTATCTGGATTATCACTTGCGGAACTTGATTTGTACTTTGGATCTTTAACAATTAAAGATTTCACTGAGCGCGGAGATTCTAGTTATACATTATCTGGAGATAAATTTATTATGATGCCACCATCCATTCAAAATCCTGTTGCGGTTACTACCTCATCTGGAACTATTCCCGCAACTATTGCTGCTCAAAACACTACATTTTTCCCAACATCGGGATATCTGTTTACATCTGGTGGTACTGTAATTGAATATACTGGTAAAACAGCAAATTCGTTTACTGGATGTACTTTAACTAGAGGTCCAAATGTCATTGCAAATGGACACGAGTTGATTCCATTTACAATCTCCTAAATATTGCTATAAATATAAATAACTCAGGCACAAATTACAACGTCGGACAAAGAAACCCATGGCTGCTATTATTTCTGATAAGTTTCGCATCTTTAACGCGAAACAATTCCTAGAGTCTCTAACAGAAGGTGCAACGGACACCAGTGCAGAGCGTTCTAGAATGTACTTCTTTGTGGGTCGTCCACAACCTTGGAGAGCGTATCTAGAAGTTTATTCGCAAAACGCAACCGCGTTTGCCGTAGGAAACGAAGTCTATGTTGGAACTTACGGTTCCACTGCTTTCCGCGCCACAGTTGCTGCAGTTTATGATAGTGCCCTTCTCCTGACCGACGTTTTTGGCAGCAATGGTGTTAACTCTGCTCCTCCTCTTGGTTCTGACCTAAAGGGTAGAACTGGTGGTGCAGGTGGTTCTGATACAGGTGCTACTGCTAAGTCTGGCGTTTATCGTTATGCAACCGAAGATGTTCCCCCACTTCCTCTTGATAACCAAAGAGAAAAAATCAGCCTTTACGACGAACTAATCGCTGCAAAGCGTATTACTGATGCTTTTGCAAGAACTGTTATCCGCCGTTACAACTGGGACCTAGTTGCTAACCCCAAGTTTGACATGTGGAAGCCTGACTACTCTGCTACCCCAGGTGGCGGTGGTCAAATTGGTAAGCAAACAGCAACTGGCGCTAATACAATTGCTGATGCTAAATTCTATGTAATGAACTCTCAGTATGAAGTATTCAAGTGCCTTTATAATGGCGAAGATCCTTCTAATAGCACTGGTCAGAACGCAACTGAAGAACCAACAGTAGCAGGTGCTAACTATGATGCAGCAACTGGTCTTTACACTGAGACTACTGGTGCTGGTTACATCTGGAAGTATATGTACACCATCCCAACTGATGATGTTCTAAAGTTCCTTTCTTCTGACTTCCT